CACCTTCCAGAGGTAAACCAGCAGCCGTGCCTATAGGCCAACCGCTTATGAAACGTCTACCTGGTATCCCATTCAAAGCCTCATCATCGGACAGAGGTTTTAACTTATCCTTCCAATCGGGATGGTGGACAACACCAGCGATACTAGACATGTAGTCATCTATGGCTTTGTCAACGAGCACTGGATCTATATTCCCCATGGGCTCTCTGGCCTTCTCATACCACTTTTGATAACCCCACCATATAGGACTCATCTTGGGAGGGCCCCAATCGACTTCGTCTTTAAAGACTTTTTTGACGGTGTCGTTTATATCGAAAATCTTGAAGCAGCTACGCTGAGCGCCTGCTGGTTTCACTGCTCCGACCATTGTCCAATGGGACGACTGGGTCTGAAAATTCATGAAGTGTTTTGGATGTAAGCCCTCCTGCTCCTCTAATCTTTTGCCCATCAACTCCAAGTTAGGAGGAGGAACTTCCGAATACATGTGGCGCCCTTTCATCATAAAATGGGCTCTGGCGCGATTAATCATCGTCACATCCATCGCGGCCGCGACACCCACATCCTTACCAGGACAACCGGCCACATGGGATCCTAGTATACAAGAAGAGTTTCCTGCCCTGATGAGAGAGGCTCCACACAGACCTGGGAATGTGATACCCTGGAATTGGGTGTACTCAATCGCGAGGAAGGGTTGACCCCCCGCGACGCTGAAGTTGACAACCCTACCAGTTCCATCTGAAGTTTTGATGGCCCCAGAATCGTCTCTATAAATCATTGTGAAACTATGGTTGGATCCGACCGTTAGCTTTTCCTGGGGGTATAGGTGTGTTATGTCTTTGCACAATATACCAGCAGCATAACTGTATATGAACACGTAGTCGCTCTCCGGTATCTCAAATAAATTGTCTTCGTACACATCAAAGGATCTAGAGTGGTTGGTCGAGCGCGGGTCGTCGTTAACTTTGAGCCTCATCTTGAATTTCTTCATCTTCGACACGTAGTGCTTCTGTATGTAACACAAGGAAGGGTCTACAAAGGTGACATTCCCAAAAGACACAGGCTTTCCAGTGTTGCTATCGAAATTGTCAAAATGGTACAGATTGCCTCCGACCACATTCTTCACCTGGGAAGACGTGGATGTTTTGGCCCTGGGGTCAAGGGATATCTTGGAGAAGTTAGGAGTCAGCCAATCGGAAGGGGCTCCATTCCTGGTATTTTTCTCAATGGTCTCCACAAATAGATCAGGTTGTGGTTTCGCATCTTTATGCGTGATGGGGGCATCCTCATGTTTTCCCTCGAGCAAAGTGTCCTTCTTTTCCTCTTCTTCAGGAGGCACGCCAACATCTGGGTTGCCACCGGAGGCCGGTGCCATAACGTCAGTGGTTAGTTTGGGTACAACGTCTCCTATAACACCAAGCGGTACCTCCTTGCTGATTCCGAGTAAGGAGTCTATCCATCCCTCGAAGCCAACTTTCTGCAGGTGTTTCAATTGGCGCATGATTTTTAGAGCAGCGTAGAGTCCAGCCGCCGCTGAAGTGTAGGCCATAGCTGTGAGCATGAATTTATCTCTCGTTGCTGTGTTGCAAAATCGAGTGACATCATTCCTAGCCAAGAGATCATCCAAATGGCGTTTCTTAACGGCCTCCCAGTTCCCACGTGTTGCTAGGAGTCCGGCCATCAGGAAAGAAGATCCGGCAATGAGATGGAGAATCCCGTCACCAGGGGCTTTCCCATATCTTGAAGCTAGCAGCCTGCTTGGACTATACAGTGGAGCCCCATTGGCTAATTTCACGGCTTTCGTGAAAGCGTAGGATGCACACGTCAGGCCAAAAGGGGACATAATGGCCAACGTGCGCCTCACAAAAGAACTATACAGACGGTCGGCATCTATTAAGCCAGTAGCTTCTGCGAACCACGGGTCCTTAACTAGACCCCGGGGAACAAATTTCAACCAATCGAATTTGGTCCACAGGTTACTCAATCCATGATAAGTTGCCATCTGAGTTGCAGAAACGCCCAGGAAAATTTTCCGTGACACATCAGCCGCTATTCTTTTCCTAAGACCCGCCATGGCCGAGGAAAATACGAAACCAAAACTTTGTTCCTCCATCTGTTCTTCGGATAGATCATCATTGCCATCAGACTCTTCATCGGAGTCCTCAACAATTTTGGGTAGCGTTACATCGCTTTGGTCATCAAAATAGGTTTCGGCATGTTGCTCCAACCAATCTCTTTCGTACTGTTCGATAATGTCGGTGGCTATTTCATCAATAACACGCTGGTTCTGAACACCCATGTACTCGGCATCCTCGTCGAGATCCCTGTATACCAGATCCACAGTGGCCTCTCCATCCTGATGTTTTCTCGGGGAGGGTCTTCTCCTAGGCTTAGGGTCAGATTTGGGCGGTAGAGGCGGAGGAAGTGTTTTATCATCCGGTGGACCTGTTCCAAAAACAGCCTTCGGTGTTCCATTCTTACCATGGTAAGGGCAGGAATGGGCAAAGTGGCAGCAACCCTCAGAGGAGCACCGTGGGAACAGGTCAATTGGGGGGGCTGAGTTTCTCTTGGCCAACTCGGCCTCACGCTTCCTGTTTCGCACGGTGGCGTCAATTAGGAATGCCAGAACCTCCTCAGCCTCAACGTCCTTCATTAACTTTCCATTATAGGTGCATATAGCATATGGGGCCACCTTGGTATGGTCCTTACCGGGTTTGACAGTGGTTATAGTGTACCACAGCGTGGAATCGATGAGGCGAGGTATCTCCGTCCCATCGGCGTTGGTGTAGAACTCCCTCACTTTATCTGAGTCTATCCCAGCTGGTGTCCCGTCCACGTACTTGATAAATTCCTCTTTCGCTCTTACGTCGATAGCAAACTCACACCTCTTCTGGATACTAATGCATGAGATGGACTGCTCATACGCTCGTAAGGTCTTGTCATGCCCGGTAAAAAGAACAAAGTCGGGATGACAGTCAGCATTCTCCTTATCTTCCAGGGAAGCCATAGGCGGGCGGAATGGGGTTCTGTTCACCAGATCAATAACTATGTTTGTTCCACCATCATTCCCCATCTCCTTCTTGTTCATGTAGTCATCAAGGAGTACAGCTATCATATGGTTCTTCCAGCTATCGAAGTGCTTCTTGCCCTCCTTGTGAACGTATAGGTAACCTTCCCCATAAGGGAGTCCTACTGCAACACATATCAACCTCAGGAAAATCTCAATCATGT